GTGCTTACCGATACAAAATTAAAAAACCTCAAGCCGCAGGACAAACTGTACAAGGTCTCCGATCGTGACGGGCTGTATGTAGCTGTGCTTACGTCAGGCACGGTCTCGTTTCGCTATGACTACCGTATCAACGGTCGCCGCGAAACACTGGTAATCGGGCAGTATGGGCGTGACGGTATCAGCCTGGCAGAAGCGCGGGAAGAACTGATTGCTGCAAAGAAGCTGCTTAAAGCAGGCCAGTCACCGGCTGCGGCTAAACGTGACGGTATCAAAAAGATTCGTGGTGCCGAGACGTTTGCGGTACATACCGACAGTTATATGAAACACGTTATCCTGGCTGACAGTACCCGCGCAATGAAGCAGGCGGTGATCGACCGTGACATACTTCCGGTTCTTGGCAACAAAATGATGGCTGAAATTACCACATCGATGGTTCGTGATTTGTGTGACCGGATTGTCGAACGCGGTGGTCGGGCAACAGCAGTACAGGCCAGGGAGATCATCAGCAGCGTATACCGTCACGCCAATGACCGTGGTCATGGTTTGTTTAATCCTGCGGCTGACATTAAACCTTCGTCTATCGCCATATTTAAACCACGAGAGCGAACACTGACACCAGAAGAAATTGGCCTGTTCTTCCGCACGCTGGATGCCATTGGTGCTATGGGAACTATGAAAATGGCTTTAAAGCTGGTGCTTATCACTATGGTTCGTAAAGGCGAATTCACCAATGCAACGTGGGATGAAATAGATTTTAAAAAATGGACATGGACAATTCCTTCAGACCGCATGAAGGGAAGCCGGTCGCACGTTATTTACCTGCCTAAACAGGCACAGGATATATTGGTTGGGTTGCAGATGTGCGCTGGTGGAAGTGAATATCTGGTTCCTGGTCGTTACAATTTCCGGAAGCCATTATCTAATGCCGCGCTGAACTCTCTGATCGACAGAACGGTGAAAATAATAAATGAAGATGGTGGGCATATTCAGGGCTTCACCGTACACGATATGCGCCGTACAGCCAGTACGTTGTTGCATGAGGCTGGTTATCCTTCAGACTGGATTGAAAAGGCTCTGGCACATGAGCAGAAAGGTGTGCGCGCCGTATATAACAAAGCGGAATACGCCAGACAGCGCGCCTACATGTTGCAGCAGTGGGCCGATATGATTGATTCCTGGATTAACGGGGAGCATACGGATCTGATTCCGTTCTCCCCGTCGAAGTTTGAGAAGTGGATGGCGGGGGAATAACGTTTAATTATTCTGCTGATTTTCTTCCATCTCGGCTTCTGCTGCCAGTGATTCAATTTTGTTTTCGAATATTGCTGACAGTGTTGCAAATTCAGCATCAGTGACAGCGGGAATTGGAACAAACCTGATCCCGCTGTGTGCAAGCATGTTTGCAGTTTCAAGGCATTTTCTTAAATCTGCTGGTGATGCCCTGTTCATGCAGCACGCTCCCGCCCCTGGTTGTCTGTTGGTGACAGCGGAGCATTGCTGAATGCATTTGTTAATCCGCCAATATCCAACGCGTATCCAGGGTGTAGTTGCACTGCCGGGTCTTCGCACTGATTACCCCAAACATCGAAGCCATGAGACGTCTGGCGGGCGAACAGTTCAATGCGAGAAACATCGCCTAATAATTGCACAAGTTTTTCACGAACGATATCTGGCTTTCTTGAATGCTCAAGCCGCGGTGCGGTAAATGACTGAACGATCCCTGCATTAATGCGCGTAGGTAGTTTTCCCTTTACCGCAAACAGGCAATCTTCACTATTGGCGCGAGTCATGTGTCCCATACCCATAACCAGTTTATCTGGTTGTCGACTACCACATTTTATCCACGTGAAGCCCTTCATGGTCATCAGACGGAATCCCCAGGCTTCAACAACTTTTAGCGCTTCGAGTGGTTGTGTTGGCACCCACCACATGGCCAACAGACAGTTTTCATCGGCCAAATCCCACACAGGAAGGCGGCAGATATCCATCACACTCATAACCGGATATTTAAAACTGGCACCGCGATTACCATCTGCGGCTTTGTCCCGGTATACCCAGGGTGGATCTGCATAGATTAGTGTGTATTTCTTAGTCATAAACCACCCCGCAACATCCTATACCGCTATAGTCTCCACGGCGAAGGCCGTTACCTTTTGTGATACATTGGTCCCTGCGAACCGCGATCCTTGCACGCTCAACATCACCAGAAGCAACATCCATACACTGAAGCCAAAGGTGAGCGGCAATGCGGAACTGCCCTTTTTTCTCTCTTTCAATCGCGCGTTTTTCGATCTCTATCGCCGCAGGAGTAACGGCGACAATCTTTGACGGACTGCGCATTGAAACCTTATTCATGTGATATTTTTCAAGTCGGCTTAACTTTCTCACTTAATCCAACCCTCTCTGAAAATTAATGCCAGCAGATAAAGCCATGCTGAAACAGAGGCCAGGAATAAGTACCATCCTGACCATTTGATCCAGTGCCTTAGCAGCGCACTCATGCAGCGTTGCTCACGGGACGATATACACGTTGCTGAACAGGAGGTTTTTTACCCTGGAACTCTGCCGGGCTTGCTGCCTGACGTTCATCAAGCCAACGCTCAACTTCGTCACGGTTCCATGCGCAGCGTTTGTCAGTGATATACCAGCGTTTAGGAAATTCCCCTGCGCGCTCCATACGGTCGATAGTGCTCCATGACAGTGGCACCACCGCCAGGAGTTCCTTCTTACCTAATGCACCTTTCATAAATACCTCTCTTGGTTGCAGTGCGGCGCGTGTGGCGCCGCGGTGGTGGTTACTCGAATTCTGGACGCATATCGTTAAGCGTCATCATGAATTTTTGGTGATATTCATCACCGAGCTTTTCAGCCATGGTGTTAATCTCATTTTCAGCGCGCTTGAACATCGTTTTTGCATCTTCAGCAGATGGATCCAGGCTATTAAGTATCGCGATGATATATTCTCGAGCTTCTTCTCGTTCTGAATCTGAAATTGGCGACAGGTGTTGACGCTCATCGTCAACTACGGAATATTCACCAGTGATAACAGCTGCGTTATCTTGGCTAAGTCCAGCTTCAGCGCGCTCATCCATAACAACAGCCTTCTGCATTTCAATAGAAACAGGAAGATATTTGAATAGTCGGCGAATTACTGTTTTTTTAGCCATCTCATCGAAGTGATCAACCCATGGGCCACTGCTACCGGCTTTGCTCAGTGCACGAACTTTCTCAATGTCTGCCCGGCTCATAACTTCAAATTGGACTCCGCCATCTTTCAGTCGTGCAACGGCGTAAACGTGCGTTAATTCTCCGCGGTCACCTGTTTCGCAAGGTAAATGCTCGAGCGTTTCTTCCAGGCCGTATGAGTAGCTGAATTTGTCGTTTGTATGTACGGTACGAGCCGAGATACTCAGGATCTGCCCAGAGCGGCGGGCAAGGTCAATCATTCCGCGATAGCCGATAATCAGCTGTGCTTCTGTAGATACGGTTTCCCATCTTCCATTTACTTTCTGGCGTTTGTCGAACGGTATCAGGTAAGCGTGTCCAAGAGCTCCGCCTGGTTCAAGACCCAATTGGGCACATTGCATAATTGCCCCCAGGAAGCTGGCTTGGTCGCATGATGCAAGTTTTGGAACCTTTCGGATCTCTGTGGTTGCTATGCGCGCCAGACGGTCTGCTGTCATGTGCTTTGGAAGTGCCAAAGCCATCTGAGCTTTAATTTTTGGGTCTGCCAGAAGTCCGGCCAGAGTTGTTGGTTTCTCATTATGATGTGCAACTTGGTTACCGGTAGCCGCTGCCTTAAGTGCATTGATAGACATTTTTTCTCCTTACTTCATTCTGAAGACGCGTTGTGTCGTTGTTGTTTTGAATTTTTCGAATAACTCAGGGTGTACTGACTGGAATAGCTTCTGGTCGAATCTGTTGCTGATCTGAGATTTCCATGTGCAGAGCGGCTTTCCGTCCAGGGTCAGGACTGAGTGCTCTTGCATGTACATCTTCAGCTTCTCTTCTGATATAGCTATTTCTTCTTCCAGTGATTTTCTGCGTGATTTCATGTCTCGTAGATCGTTGAATAGTGCGAGTGCCTTTCCGTCAGCCTCGATACTTGTCCCGGCATCTTTCTCAAACATCAGCGATACATCGCTTACGCTGGCAGCTTCCGGCGGGTTAAGATTTTTCACTCGGTCCCAGAAAGCGATTTCTTTTTCTAAGATCGCCTGGATAGTTTCTTCATCACGCTCAACCCGATAGATTCGGAAGTCGTCGCCACCGATAAGCACACCGAAAACGCATACCTGTTTGTTTGTAACCATCAACCCGTGCATGGCCTGGGCCGTGTAATGCACAGGAATTGCATCTGTCTGGATTTCTCCCCATTCTTTGGCTTTGAACGGACTAACTGTTTTGATCTCAATGTTCTCGCCTGACGCTGCTTCTGCATCGATCTCAGCTGCAATAAAATCGTAATCACGGTGGATATAGCGGTTTCCGCGATGAACGATTTCCATCCCTGTTTCCTCAGAAAGCAGGTCTATTACGTATGGCTCCATACGCTGGCCACGCGTGAAAACTTTCTGCTTGCTTGGGTCTACTGGTTTGACACGTGGCTGGACCTTATCCAGATAAACCTCAAGCGGGGTGCGCCATGGGCTAATTCCAAGAATCCCTGCAACATCGCTTCCTCCGATGTATTTTGTTCTATCCATGATTCCAGCGTTCCGCATCATGCCGCGTCCCTCTGCCCATCAAGCTGATCCGCCAGATCCCAGCGCGCTATAATTGCCATTGCCTCGCGCCGGTAGGCATCCATCAGTTCTTCGAACTCAGGGCTGTCTTTAGCAGCCTCCAGCACTTCATGACGAACGCCTTTGCCTGTTACAACGTCGAAAGTTGAGGACAGTTGATGAAGTCGGATGCTCTCAATCAGTTCAACTTGTCGGTCATATAGCTGTTCTGACAGGCGGTAGTCCTTGTCGAATGCCAGCATGATTTTTTGAAGATTTTTCTGCTGATTAACGTTCATTATCAGCCCTCCCATATCTCGTTATCGTTGGCTACATCGCGAGCTTCTTTGCTGACGAAAGCCCACTTAATGCCTTCCTGTAAGGTGCGGAACTTCCAGCTCATGAATCCGCATGCAGTAACGCAGTACCAACCGTTGATGATTTTCCACTGCATAACTTGTTACCTCGGTCTGTTACCGTTGAGGTAATAATTATGCTTATTTGGTTTGGTGTCAATAGATATGAGTTAAAAAAATTACCCGTAAGGTAATCTATCTGGCAATAAAAAAGCCGCCATGAGGCGGCTTACTTACTGAAAAATATAGTTTTATTGTTTGCTTTTTTCGTTCTGGTTGATGACAAATTCAATGTAACTTTCGATCTTTGCTTTCTCGGTTTCGGGTAACAATGCGTAGCGTGAGCGGTCATAGTTGATAGTCGCAGGGTCGTGCGGGTGAATCAGTAGTTCATATCCGTGACGCCCGAATGCGGATGCAACATTCTCCAGGGTGGAAATGGAAACGCTGACCTCATTGTTTAACAGGCGACTGATTGTCACCTGGGCGACGCCGGATGCGCGGTGAAGTTTTCCCTGCGTTGAAAGGTCGCGGCTTTCGCTCATCCAGCGTTCCAGGTTGTGAGCCGCCAGCTGACCAATGTCGCTTGGGCCGACAGGCTGAAAACCTTCCTGAGAAAGCGAGCGATCGATATCAAGCCAGTTACGGGGTTTATTGGCGGCAGCTTCAATTTTTCGCGCAACCTGGTCGCCGATAACCTTCTTGCCAAGAGCCCAGCGGTTTACCAGATTTGCCTGAGTTCCAAGTTTTTCTGCCATCCGCGTCTGAACACCATTGAATTCACGGTCGATCAAGTCGTTGAGATTTTGCCTGCGGACGTCCTGGATACTTTTCATTTTCTGGAAAATCGCCTCATATATGAATCAGTAGATGATTCAATTTAAAGCAATATTACCCAACAGGTAAATGCACCCCACAGGTAACTATCCTTGATTTTTGTTACCTTATGGGTGAATATTTATTATCTGAAATAAATATCAGGCAATAGCTATGAGCGATAACGGACATTTCGATTTCAAAAAGCACTGGCTTGCACTTACTCCGGATGAGCGTGAAGCCTTCGCACAGGAAGCCGGAACGACGAGTCACTATATCCAGACTCACTTAACAGGTAAGCGCAAAATGCCAGGTAAAGTATTGATGAATGGGCTTTTTAAAGCCTGTAAAACAAGACAATGGCTGCGCTCAAAAGCAGAACTGGCATACTTCTTCTACTCATGATATCCAGCCACAACCCTCTGTAGACCGCCACCCGGCGGTCTTTTCATATCTATTCGTACCTCAAAGGTAATAAAAACCAAATATGGTTGATCTTTTTTTTGTGTCAGCACAAAATAACCGTAATCCCAATACTAATAACAGGGCTTACCATGGAAATCATTACACGTATTGATGCCGCAAAGCGCGGACTTAAACGCTACTACACCGGAAAACCATGTAAGCACGGACATGACAGTGAACGCTGGGTTTACAACGGACACTGTGTTGAGTGCACCATGGAATCAAACCGTCGTATCAGGGCAGAGATTAAGCAGATCATGATTAATTCCTCCCCACAACATTCAAGCTGATAGCGGAGATTAATCATGAGCAGACATGCAACAGATTGGGCCTGGGAGACAGATCCAGGTAGCTCGTCATTAAAGCTCATACTGCTCTCGATGGCTGACAGAGCCGATGAATATAACCTCTGCTACCCCAGCATAGAACGCCTCGTTAAAGACACTTGCCTGAATAAAAAAACCGTGCAGGCCGGGCTTATATCGCTCATGAAAATGGGGCTTATTTCAGATACCGGAGAGAGAAAGGGAGCGACGAAAAGAGTGCGGGTTTTCTCTCTTAATATAACCAAAAACGGGAACATTAAAGGCAACCGGGAGGGGGGTAATGAACCCGAAAACGGTAATGTTACCGAAAACGGGAATATACCCAAAAACGGGATGTTGAATGATCCCAAAAACGGGATGTTGAATGATCCCAAAAACGGGATCCAGAACCAGTCATATAACCAGTCATTTAACCAAGAGAGGGAGAGCAGGACAAAAAACGGGGATTCTGTGCATCATGACCCCGGCGCAAACAACGCCGTGATGAATAACTTTGTTCCTCCTGGTGGGCCAGGGCAATTAGGCAAATTTGTCATGCATGAACAATGGCAGCCATCAGATGACTTTCTTCGGAAAAGCTCATTGCAGGGAATCTACCTGGATAGTCTGCCAACGGCACAGGAACTTGCAGAGTTCAGAATTTACTGGATGGCTGAGGGTAAGGCATACCATCAGGCACAGTGGGAGCAGAAGCTGGCAAGGAGGCTGCAGATTAGCAGACAGAAGCAATCAACATTACCTGATAACAACGTTCCGCACTGGAACAGCCCTGAAGCATGGGAGGATTTCTTGTGAACAACGTTTTTACCGCGATACAAAACCGTGACGGAGAAGCCCTTTCTCGCATGTCAGGTTATGAGCATCAGTACACCAACAATGACAACGTGGTGAACATGTCAGCAGAGAGGCTTGTTGATGCCCTTTTCAAACAGTTGAAACAACTGTTTCCGGCGGCAGTGGTAACCAACCTGAAGACGCCAGAGCAGGAAGTTGCTGCAAAACAGCAGTGGATTGCTGCGTTTGCCGAAGGGGGGATCCGAACCCGTGAACAGGTTTCTGCTGGTATGCGCCATGCCCGCGCCAGTGAATCTCCGTTCTGGCCGTCGCCTGGGCAATTTATCAAGTGGTGCAAAGACAGCAAGATGGTTCTTGGTGTCACCATTGACGATGTGATGGCGGAGTTTCACCGGTACAGCAAGGAAAAAAGTTTATATCCTGGTGGTCCCGAAAGATTCCCGTGGCGACATCCGGTTATGTACTGGGTCGTATGTGATACCCGCCGTGCAATGTATCAGCGCCAGCTTAGCGAGATTGAGGTTGAGAAACACGCGCGCAGGCTGCTCGATGATTGGGCGAAAAAGGTGGCTTCAGGACAGCAGATACCCGATCCGGTGATCAGCATACAGGCAAAGCCAGAACCCATGAGTACACCTCCGGACACAGGGAGAGACGTTTACCATCCACCAGGGCGAAGTTTCGGGTGCATGCCTAATGCCGCCACCCTGGGTGGAATAACACCGGCGCAGTGGCTTATGGAGGAATACAGGCGGGGAAAGGAGGCAGGATTTATCAAGTAATACCAGCGCGATAGCGCATTTTTTTACGCCTCAATAATTACCTGTCGGGTAATAAAATATTCTAAAATCTATTGATCTAGTGTCTTATGTGGTTTTTAATTACCTCAGAGGTAAATCATGAGAAAACAGATACAGGCTCTTGGTCGACTCAAAACAGGCCAGATGAACAAAACAGAATCTGCGTATTGCCAGCACCTTGAGCTGCGTAAACGTGCAGGGGAAATCGCCTGGTATCGATTCGAGGGTATCAAGCTGCGGTTAGCTGATAACACGTTCTATACGCCCGATTTCGCTGTGATGCTCGCCACCGGAGAGATGGAACTGCACGAAGTGAAAGGTTTCTGGACCGACGACGCCAGGGTGAAAACCAAAGTCGCCGCAGATCAGTATCCGTTCCGAATCATCGGGGTAACGGTTAAACCAAAGAAAGCAGGTGGTGGCTGGAACATCGAAGAGTTCTGAATCGACGATCTTTTTAGTTATCAATGTAATCAATAAGTTATGTGGATAAGCGAGGGTAAAGATGGAAAGTAATATCAAAGGGTTAGTTGCCGCCGGGCATGAGATGGCTTCGGAACTGAAAGCAGAATGTGGTGCCGTTGATATGCGCAGTGTGGCAAAGCTGATCAGCGATTTGGCAACGCAACTGGAAGTGCAACTGGTGCGTGCTAATGCGCTGGCGGCGGAGAATGCGGGGCTGAAGTCTGCAATTCCTCAACTACGGGATATTGATGCTGACAATGACAATATGGATGACGTATCTCTTGCTGAAGATTTCGGGTTCAATCATGCAATAGAACTGATGAGGAGACGGATTCCTGAAACTCCGGCCACCGATGCTTTCCTGGATGAAGTACGGGCGCAGGGGGTAGAGATGTTTGCTGACAATCTGTTGTGCCCAGACCTTGATGACACTATCCGTGACTTTGCTGCCCAGCTTCGCAAAGGAGGCAACCAGTGAGCAAGATTGATTATCAGGCACTGCGAAAAGCAGCGCAACTGGCAACACAAGGCGAATGGGTTGCATTTATTTCGACGGGTACTGGTACGTATGCGGTGCATACGCCCGGTGATAAACGATGTGAAGACGTTATCAAATGGACCGGCTTTGATGGACAGAAAAACGCAGAGAACAACGCTCGTTATATCGCAGATTTCAACCCTGAAGTAGTACAGGCACTACTGGATAAACTGGAAAGAAACCAGCAATACATCAAATCCCGCGACCAGGAGAACGAGGATATTGCTCTTACGGTTGGGAAGCTGAGAGTTGAGCTTGAGGAAGTAAAACAACACGCTGAAGAATTATCCGAAACCAAGGCTGTTCGTAACCAATGGCGGCCAGATATTTGCCCAATAACCGGACGTGCATTTTTCATGTGGATTGAGCATCCAACATTGGGGAATGTGCCGACATATGGTGGCCCATTAGATAGTTACACCATTCCAACAAAGGACGGTGACGGTGAGTTTTCATGTGAGCGTTACGATCATGATTTTGGTGGTTGGGTAGAAAGCGAATGTCTTGGGTTATATCTGATTGATGATAGAGAACAATGCAGGGTCTACGAACTGGAGGAACGCGTTAAGGAACTGGATGCTCGGGAAATATCGCTCCCGGAACGTAGCAGCATGCTTCATCGAACAGATTTTCACGATGATTACCAAACGGTAATGGCATACAAAGTTTCTGAAGTCATCGCTGCAATCCGCGCCGCTGGCATTCGCATCAAAGGAGAGTGATATGGCGTTAACACACCGCGAACTCTGTCAGATTGCGTACAAGTTCCTTAAGCGCAACGGGTTCAAGGTTTGTTTTCATGACCGCTTTATAGCTGTAACCAGTACCGGAGAACAGCCAGATGCTATGGGATTCAGAAATTCAGCATCATGCCTGATAGAGGCGAAGTGTTCTCGTGCTGACTTGTTGGCAGATAGAAAAAAGCGTTTTCGTAAAAATCCGTCTCTTGGAATGGGCGACTGGCGATTCTTTATTAGTGAGCCGGGAATTATTTCAATTGAGGATTTACCACCTGGCTGGGGATTACTTCACGTTGTTAACGGAAGAGTACGGAAAGTACATGGGTGGCCCAAGGGTAATTGCTGTTGGGGTAATCCTGACGATAAGCCATTTACTGGAAATAAGCAGGTTGAATGCGATTACATGTTATCTGCATTAAGGCGCATGGAGTTGAGAGGGCACCTTAATGAAATATATGACGGTGTAATTGTTAATAAGAAAGAAGGAAACGCGGCATGATCACTATTACCAAAGAGCGACTACTGACAATCAAGCAGTGGCGCGAAACATACGGACCTGGTAGCAACGTTGTACTGCCAGCAGAAGAAGCGGAAGAACTGGCACGAATTGCTCTGGCATCGCTGGAAGCAGAACCAGTTGCTTATATTTTCAAACATCCGGCTGGGAAATTATTCTGGGCTTTAACGGATGAAAGCAATAAAGAGCAACCGGACGTTATTCCTGTTTATGCTGACTCACCTGCGCCGGTTGTGCCGGATGAAATAGACGTAAACGATGTACCAAGGGCGGTGACATATTTCAAGACACACAGAGATTGTTACGCAGATGGCTGGAACGCCTGCCGCGCCGCCATGCTTCAGTACGGAAACTTTCGGGAAAACAAGAATTCGTCAACCAATAATTTTCGGGAAATCGCGGAAACGTCAACCAACTATCCGGTAATTCCTAGTGAGGTGTTGTCCGCAATCCTGAAGGTTGCCAAGATTCGTGCCGATTTCGATGATTTTGACGGTGACAGGCGAGGTATCGGTGATTGTCTGGATGAGGCTGAGCAAGAGCTTATCGTTACCATTAACAAATATGCCAGTCAGTTGGCAGCAGAACCGATAGCGACTAATGACGTTCGAGAGCAAACAGCCGTTCCGCCAGTTCCTGTAATACAGGCTGATGTCGCGCAGGCAATTGAAAAACTCAAACGGAAATTAGTGGAATGCAATCGCTATAACTACTGCGCAGATGCAGTTAAGGGCGTTGAGTATGCCTGCCACGCTGCCATGCTTCAGGGTAGCCAACCTGTAAGCCAAACTTACAAGTTTCCAGTTAATACACCTTGCCAGGATGCGCCAGCCCATATCTGGCTGCAAACAGCTGGAGTATGGCCAGAAGATGGCGAGTTAAGCGAATTAACGTGGTGCAGCCACAATCAGCACCATGATGACACGCTATATGTTCGAGCTGACTTGGTAAATGGCAATTCTCCGGTAACTCCGGATGGTTGGATAAGCTGTAGTGATCGAATGCCGGAGAAATACGATTTCGATATCTGGGTATTCTCTCCATCCAGAGGCGTTCTTGACGGGCTACAGTGGGATGGCTCGATGTTTACTGATGATGAATATCAGTTCGTTATTCATGACGCCACGCATTGGATGAGAAAAGCATATCCAGCAGCACCGCAGCAGGATGGTGAATGATGCCGCCAGTTAAAGTTGTGATTATCACTTTGGTGATGATAGTGATTGCGAGAATCATGTCTGGTGAAGTTTGGTGGATATGGTAATGGCTAAGGCAGCAGCAGAGCGCAAAGCCGCTCAGAGAGCCAGACAAGCTGCATCTGGTGTGCGTAAGCTGGAGATTGTGCTTGATGCTCAGGAAATTGAAATGCTGGAGCGTAACTGTGCCACTCGTCGCCCCGGGCGTGCGCCTTACGAATTTGGTGAGTATATAGCGTTACTGATCCGCCAGGATGATGTACGCGTGCACGGGCGTATAAAATCGATCAGCAGAAAACGTTGCGGTAAGTGCGGCGAGAGAGTTCCTGTAAATTCATGCCCGTGTAATGGTGACTCGCAATGCTGGGTGACTAAAGGCTGGCATGAAACGAAATTAATAGTGTGACATGTCACGAGTAGATTATGCATGATGAATTTGATGGGTTTTGAATACTGCCGCCAACTATGGCGGCTTTATTTTGCATGGTACTATTACCACAATGGTAACTATTACCACGGTGGTTATGATGCCTGCTGAACCTAAAACCTATAAACGCAAATCAACGCAATTTAAGCCACTAACAGCAATGCAGGAGGCTTATTGCCAGTCATACATCAAAACGCCTGAAAACCAGACTCAGGCAGCGATTAACGCAGGATTCTCTCCAAATACAGCGGCAGTTAAAGCCAGTGTTATGATGCGCGATGAACGCATTCAGAAACGGATTGCCGAGCTAATGGAGGAACGCAACAAACGAATGCGCGTCAGTGCCGATTACGTTCTTATGCGCCTGGTGGAGATCGACCAGATGGACGTGATCGACATCCTCAACGACGATGGGAGCCTTAAGCCAATCCGCGAGTGGCCGAAAATATGGCGCACTACGCTTAGCGGCTTTGATCTGTCATCGACCATCATGAACATGAACGAGGATTCGATAGAGACAATCCTCAAAAAAATTAAATGGCCTGACAAGGTGAAGAACCTTGAGCTGATTGGTAAGCATGTTGATGTTAACGCGTTTAAAGAACGCCTGGATGTTAATGTGAATGTGACAATTGCAGATCGCATAGCAGCAGCCAGGAAGCGACTCAAAGAACGCCAGGGTGGTAATCAGTGACAGATGCAGCGTTATCTCCTGAAGAACAGTTGATCGAGGATATTGCCGGATTCACTCATGATCCTCTTGGCTATGCCCTCTATGCGTTCCCGTGGGGGGAAGAGGGGACTGAACTGGCACATGCTACCGGCCCACGTCAGTGGCAGGCTGATGCGTTCCGAGAGATACGTGATCACCTGCAGAATCCAGAGACGCGCTATCAGCCGCTTATGCTGGCACGCGCTTCTGGTCACGGTATTGGTAAATCCGCATTCATCTCAATGCTGATCAACTGGGGCATGTCCACTTGCGAGGATTGTAAGGTCGTGGTGACCGCCAACACCGACAACCAGCTACGAACGAAGACCTGGCCGGAAATTATCAAGTGGTCGAACTTTGCTATCACGAAAGACTGGTTTACCTGTACCGCTACCGCGATGTACAGCAATGATCCTGGGCACGACAAGCGGTGGCGAGCTGACGCAATCCCCTGGTCTGAGCACAACACTGAGGCATTCGCCGGACTACACAACGAGCGTAAACGCATCATCGTGGTATTTGATGAAGCGTCGAACATTGCGGATCTGGTGTGGGAAGTTGCCGAGGGTGCGCTAACGGACGAAGACACTGAGATTATCTGGGTGGCGTTCGGAAACCCTACACGTAACACCGGGCGTTTCCGCGAATGTTTCCGCAAATATAAACACCGCTGGAAAACTGCGCAGATTGACAGCCGGACGGTGGAAGGCACTAACAAACAGCAGTTGCAGAAATGGGTTGATGACTACGGGGAAGATAGCGACTTCGTTAAAATCCGTGTGCGCGGCATATTCCCTGATGCATCTGAATTGCAGTTTATCCCTACCGGTCTTACTGATGAGGCAATGAAACGGGTGGTAACTGCTGCGCAGGTGGCACATGCTCCGGTGATAATCGGTGTTGACCCGGCATATTCAGGCGTTGATGACGCGGTGATATACCTGCGGCAGGGGTTGCATAGTAAGGTGCTGTGGACTGGCAACAAGACCACCGACGATCTGATTATGGCGAAGCGCATCGCTGACTTTGAAGACCAGTATCAGGCTGACGCGGTATTCATCGACTTCGGTTACGGAACCGGTTTGAAGTCAATCGGTGATGGCTGGGGACGTACATGGCAACTTGTTCCGTTCGGTGGTGCGTCAACTGACCCTCAGATGCTCAACAAGCGCGGGGAGATGTTCAACTCATGCAAGACATGGCTGAGGTTGGGCGGGATGCTGGATGACCAGGAAACAGCGGACGATCTGTCGGCGGCAGAGTACAAAGTTCGCGTGGATGGTAAAATCGTTATCGAACCGAAGGAAGATATCAAAGAACGACTTGGGCGTTCGCCTGGTAAAGGCGATGCGCTACTGCTGACGTTTGCTTTCCCTGTGTCGAAGCGCCTGCGAATTCCCGGGAAACATAACCAGCAAGGCAAGGCCATCACAGATTACGATCCCTATGCTTAATCCTCTGGAGGGGATAATGTCGTTGATATCCTCTGATGAGGATAAAACAAAGCCAGCTCATCGGCTGGCTGTTTGTGACATGTCACGGTGTTATTGCTCGCTTAGCTTCTGCTTCAGCAAGTAACCTTCGAGCGTCCAGATTTTGTTTACAGCATTCTGCCGGGCAATCTTCCGACCAATTTCTGCATCAAAGTTTTCCGGGCTTGCACAGGCGCTCTCTCCGGTGACGGTGAAGCCATTCTTCAGCACCAGTACGCAGAAAGTCAGGAGGTCTGTAGATTTATGCGCTGTCCATGAATCGCCAACGCCCATATTGGCAGCACGAATGCCGTCATAAGCAGTAAAGAAATGCTCTTCAAGAATGATGCTTTCGATATATTGAGGCGTAACTCGCGGAGCGGTTTGGCCTTTCTCAACGATTTCTTTTTCGATTTGCTGGTCGTTCATAATCTCACCTTAAAAAAATGCCCGGCGAACCGGGCGAACTGGAAGCAATGAGTTATGCCTTCCGTGGCTGTACTGGTTTACAGCATGAAGTCATCGCAATGGCGTCCTGCTGTAAAAAGGGCGGTGATAGTCCTTCAAGGGAAACCATCACCGCCAAGCACCTGGAACTTCTGGCATCACGGTCCTTAGGCGTGATTCTGGCGTGGCATGCAGGATTCGAACCTGCGACCAACCGCTTAGAAGGCGGTTGCTCTGTCCAACTGAGCTAATGCCACAACGCTGAGAGCACTTAGCCTGTTAAGGCACCACACTTTGTCGCGGCTCCATAAATGCTCTCATCGTTGCACCCTCGTCTCTTCCGAGGTGTCACACCGAATCGCCGGGATGGTGAATCCCCGTGCGCGGAATAAAACCGCTCGACTTGCACATTCCGGCTACCTGGTTCGTTTTCCCGAGCAAGGGAGGGTGCCCCTTAAACGTATCCAGACCGCTATCGGCGCATGTGCCATACACCGTACTGCTCAAAATAAAAGCTCACCCCACCTGTTCAATTTAACGACAAGCCAGTCAGGTTAATAACCGGAATGAACTCTTTGCTTACCTGAAAGGTAATAATTAGTGCATTAAATGTCAAGTATCTACGATAAATAAATCATATGTGGTTAAATTGGTAATAATTTAATTGCGTACGGAGTCATTGATATGTGCATGGGTAGCTCACCATCAGTGCCTGCAACACCAGAAGTTCAGGCAGCACCACAGGAGCAGGATGCCGTCATTGTTGATGCCCGCGACGAAGAAACACGTCGCCGTCGCGCTGCTGCTGGTCGTAGTTCTACGCTGCTTACCGGTTCTCAGGGCGACACATCAACCGCTAATACCAGCGGTAAAACGCTACTTGGTCAGTAACCGGAGTCATTGAAATGGCGGAAACAACTAAAGAGCGATTGAACAAACAGTTCGCACAACTTGAAAGCGAGCGTCAGTCGTTCGAGCCGCACTGGCGCGAGTTGAGTGATTACATCAACCCGCGTGGTTCCCGCTTTCTGACTTCTGAGGTCAACCGTAACGATCGACGCAATACACGCATTATTGATTCGACCGGGACTATGGCGGAGCGCACTCTCGCCAGCGGCATGATGTCAGGCATCACAAGCCCCGCGCGTCCGTGGTTTCGCCTGGCTACGCCAGATCCTGAAATGATGGATTATGGCCCTGTTAAGTTGTGGCTTGAGGCGGTGCAGAACCGCATGAACGATATGTTCAATAAGTCGAATCTCTATCAGTCGCTGCCGCAGTTATACGGAAGCCTCGGCACATACAGCACTGGTGCAATGGCAGTGCTGGAGGATGACGAGGACATCATTCGCACAATGCCATTCCCGATAGGCAGTTACTACCTGGCTAACTCACCTCGTGGCAGTGTGGACACCTGTTTTCGCAAGTTCTCTATGACTGTTCGTCAGCTTGTTCAGGAGTTCGGGCTAAATAACGTCAGCGAATCCGTAAAAAGCATGTGGGAAAGCGGCACCTACGAGAAGTGGATTGAAGTGATGCATTCGGTTTACCCGAACATTGACCGCGATACATCGAAGCTGGATAGCAAGAACAAGCCATTCAAATCGGTTTATTACGAGGTTGGTGGCGATAACGACAAGTTGTTGCGTGAGTCCGGATTCGATGAGTTTCCAATTATGGCTCCGCGCTGGGAAGTTAACGGCGAAGATGTTTATGGATCATCATGCCCGGGTATGCTGGCGCTTGGACCTGTTAAGGCATTGCAGCTTCTCCAGAAGCGCAAGTCGCAGTTGATTGATAAAGCCACCAATCCGCCGATGGTTGCTCCGACTTCCCTCAAGAATCAGCGCGCCTCCCTTCTTCCTGGCGACATCACGTATATCGATCAGATTACTGGTCAGGATGGTTTCAGGCCTGCTTATCTGGTTAACCCCAGTACAGCAGATCTGGTAGCAGACATTCAGGACACTCGTCAAATCATTAACAGCGCCTACTTTGTCGATCTGTTCATGATGTTGCAGAACATCAATACCCGCTCGATGCCTGTTGAAGCGGTGATCGAAATGAAAGAAGAAAAACTTCTGATGTTGGGTCCGGTTCTGGAGCGTCTGAACGACGAATGTCTTAATCCTCTCATTGACCGCGCTTTCTCGATGATGGTGCGTAAAAACATGCTGCCGCCACCGCCAGACGTGATGGAAGGTATGCCCCTGAAGGTCGAATACATTTCCGTCATGGCTCAGGCGCAGAAGTCTATCGGCCTGTCCAGTCTGGCGTCCACGGTTAACTTCATTGGTCAACTTGCGCAAGCGAAACCAGAAGCTCTCGACAAACTCAACGTTGATCAGGCGATCGATGCATTCGCTGATATGTCCGGAGTGTCTCCAACCGTCATTGTTCCGCAGGAACAGGTTGAGCAGGCTCGCCAGCAACGGGCACAGCAACAACAGCAGCAACAAATGATGGCGATGGGTATGGCGGCGGCACAGGGTGCCAAGACGCTAAGCGAAGCTAAAACTTCGGATCCGAGTGTTTTGTCAGCTATGGCGAATGCAGTTAGTGGTCAGGGTGGGCAATCACAATGACAGATTACGAAGACGATCAACTGAAAGAAGAAAACGCCCGTAAGCAACGTGACATGGCGCAGCGTGAAATTGATGACATTCGCTTTGTCATGAGCAGTGAACAGGGGCGTCGCGTTGTCTGGTCGGTGCTGGAGAAAGGCCGTGTGTTTTCCGCTATCTCACCGATGGACGCTATGGCAATGGCATTTAATGAGGGGCAACGCAATCTGGCGCTGGAACTGTTTCAGCGCGTTATGGCGCATTGCCCTGAACAGTATTTGAAGATGGCCAAAGAGGCCAGTGAACAGGAGTGATCATGAATTTATTTGAGCGTTTGCTGTATCGCCGTCTTTGCAATGAGCAACCAGTCGATGGTGGAGCAGCTCCGGCTGCGTCAGAACCGTCAGCGCCTGCAGGTGATAACCCTGCTCCAGTTGGTGATCCATCACAACCGGAAGGTGATAAGCCACAACCTGTTGCTGATGGCGATAAACCTGCTGATGACAAAAAGCCTGAAAACGATAAGCAGGATGAAAAAAAGGACGGCGATAAACCAGAGGGTGCGCCTGAGAAGTACGAGTTTCAGGCTGCCGAAGGCGTAGAGCTGGATACAGAAGCGTTGAAGGAATTCGAGCCGGTGGCGCGAGAACTTAACCTGACCAACGAGCAAGCGCAAAAGCTGGTTGATACTTATCCGAAGATTCTGGCAGGTGTTCAGCAGCGCCAGGCAGAAGCCTGGCAGAAAACAACCGAGCAGTGGGCTGAGGATGTAAAAGCTGACAAAGAAATCGGTGGCGACAAGTTGATTTCTAACCTTAGCGCCGCACAGCGTGCGCTTGACCAGTTCGGGACACCTGAACTCAAAGAATATCTGAACACCACCGGGCTGGGTAATCACCCTGATCTGGTCAAAACGTTCGTGAAAATCGGAAAGGCGATGTCTGAAGATGGCATGGTCACCGGTGGTAATGAAGGCCAGCGTAGTGCGGCCGAAGTGCTCTATGGCAAATAAGAGAGGAAATGACAATGGCTGTTAAAGGCTTAACTGCGCTAACGCTGGCTGACTGGGGTAAGCGCGTCGATCCAAACGGGAAAGTCGATAAGATTATCGAGCTTCTCGGTCAAACTAACCCGATCCTTCAGGATATGCCTTTTGTCGAAGGGAACCTTCCTACCGGACACCGAACCACCATTCGTTCTGGTTTACCTTCAGCTACCTGGCGTTTGCTGAACTATGGCGTACAGCCAAGCAAATCAACCACAGTGCAGGTAACCGATTCCGTTGGCATGCTGGAAACCTATGCTGAAGTCGATAAGTCACTGGCTGATCTGAACGGCAATACCGCTGAATTCCGCCTGTCTGAAGACCGCGCATTTATTGAAGCGATGAATCAGCAGATGGCGCAGACGCTGTTTTATGGTGATTCCAGCGTTAACCCTCAGCAGTTTATGGGACTGTCCTCCCGCTATTCCAGCCTGTCTGCGGGTAATGCTCAGAACATCATTGATGCTGGTGGCACGGGTACAGATAACACCTCAATCTGGTTAGTGGTGTGGGGCGAAAACACCGTGCATGGCATCTTCCCGAAAGGGCAGAAGGCTGGCATCCAGATGGAAGATAAAGGCCAGGTGACACTGGAAGATGCTAATGGCGGCAAGTACGAAGGCTATCGCACCCATTACAAATGGGATAACGGACTTGCTCTGCGTGACTGGCGTTATGTTGTTCGCATTGCAAACATCGATGTCAGCAATCTTTCAGAACCATCCTCTGCCGCAAATATTGCGAAGTTGATGGTTAAAGCACTGCATCGCATTCCAAATCGTGGCATGGGTCGCCCGGTGTTCTATATGAACCGCACTGTAGGCCAGGCTCTTGATCTGCAATCTCTGGAGAAAACATCTCTGGCGATCAGCGTAAAAGAGACAGAAGGAGAGTGGTGGACTTCATTCCGTGGTGTACCAATCCGTGAAACTGATGCGCTTCTGGAAACAGAAGCCCGCGTGGTGTAACGCCTGTTATTAACCTGTGGGTCGTAACAGACCCACTAATGGAGAAAGAAGATGATCACCGACAAACTGTTGATGTTCTCCGAAGCTCAGGCGGTTACGAATACCGCGGCTTCTACTGACGTAATCGATCTCGGTCCAATTGACGGAAAACGTCGTGATATCGGCGTGGGTTACCCGCTTGAGTTTTGGGCGCTGGTTAACGAAGCCGCCACGGCAAGTGGTGAGGCAACTGTAAACATCCAGTTGCAGACGAGTGATAATAACAGCTCATGGACCACTATTTATGATAGTGGTGCACTGGCAAAGACCGCCCTTACAGCAGGTAAACGAGTTGTTTCTGCAAAGGTGCCTGCCGGTGTTCAGCGATATCTGCGTGTTAACTACTCCGTCGCAACTGGCCCACTAACGGCTGGCGAATTCACTGCTGGTATCAGTCTTGATGTTGATGCCAATACGCCGTATCCGATCCGCTCAAAAGTAACTGGTTAAGGTGATATCGATGTCAGGTGAGAAACCAAGATACCGCGTTCTGCGCCTCTCTCATATCCATAACACTCTGTGGCCGGAGGGGGCAGAAATCGAATACGAAGGTGAGCCTGGTAGCGCACTGGAACCTGTTAACGATGCAGCCAGACAGGCAAAAGCAAAGGTAGCAGGAAAGGTGTCAATGGCAGCAACCAGTACCAAAATCATCAACGATGTGTCAGATGATGGTGAGCTGGATAAGCTCCGTGAAGAGTACGAATTGCTCTTTAACGAGAAGCCACACCATAACGCCAAAGCCGAAACGCTCCGCGAGAAGATCGCAGATAAGCGTAAAGAACTGGGCGTGTAAGCCTCGCGGATCAGACAAGGGGCTTCGGCCCCTTTATTGCAGGAGTGTATATGGAACTCGTAAACCTCAAAACCGGCACTGACAGCTACCAGGATGAGAGCGGAGAAACCAGAACTCGCGATGAATACCCGTGGGGGCTGTGCATCACTCTTAATAACGACACATTGAATAAGCTGAAGGCGCAACCTAAGGGCGTCGGAACGGAAGTGATGATAACTGCAAAGGCTGTTATTCGAGGCCTGTCTGCCAGAGAAACTAACGATGGCGTTAATCGCAGCGCCGATCTGCAGATCACTGATATGGCGATCGCTCCTGTTTCCGGGGATGTAGAAAAATCAGCGGCTGAAACTCTGTACGGTAACGGAGGTGAGTGATGGCCTCTGTAGTAGAGATCTGTAATCGTGCGTTGTCCAATATTGGCAACAGCCGCAGCATTAACAGCCTGACGGAAGCCAGCAAGGAAGCGGGGGAATGTTCGCTGCACTTTGAGGCCTGTCGTGATGCTGTGCTTTCTGATTTTGACTGGAACTTTGCTACCAAACGCGTGGCGCTTGCAGATACGAGCAATCCACCGCCTGACTGGGAATATGCGTACCAGTACCCGTCAGATTGTCTGCGCATTACTGAAATTATGCTTCCTGGTGTACGCAATCCAACAGCAGCAATGCGCGTTCAGTACGAAGTTGGTGCAGACACCAACGGAACAGGAAAGTTGATCTACACAGACCAGCCTCAGGCATGGCTCAAGTATGTCTCTCGCGTTACAGATGTGAACATGTTTGATGCCATTTTTATGGAGGCGTTGGCCTGGCGTCTTGCGGCAGCTATTAACATGGCGCTGACTGGGAATGCAGACCTCGGTACGTTTGCCCTCAATATGTACAATCGCGTGATTCTTAGTGCTGGCTCGCATAGCCAGAATGAATCACAGGAACCACAGCCACCGGTTGATGAGTTTACCATTGCGAGGTTGTCCTGATGGCTATCAGTTGGATCCAGCCCAGCTTTGCCGGTGGTGAGATTGGACCGTCGTTGTACGGGCGTATTGACATGGCGAAGTACCAGGTAGCATTGCGCAAGTGCGATAACTTTATCGTGCGGCAGTATGGCGGCGTTGAGAATCGACCTGGTACGCGTTTTGTCGGTGCCGCCAAATACCCAAATCGGAAATGCCGCCTGATCCCGTTCCAATTCTCGACGGTTCAGACTTATGCTCTGGAGTTCGGACACCAGTACATGCGCGTTATCAAAGATGGTGCGTTGGTGCTGAACAGCAGCAATGTTATTTATGAAATTGCCACGCCATATACTGAAGCCGATCTGTTCCGAATTAAATTCACGCAAAGCGCCGACGTGCTTACGCTGGTTCACCCGGCATACCCGCCGAAAGAGCTGCGCCGCTATGCGCATGACAACTGGCAACTGGTTGATGTGGTAACGAAGAACGGGCCATTTGAAGATATCAATATTGATGAGTCAGTGACGGTTTATGCCAGCGCCAGCACCGGGACAATTACGTTAACGGCAAGCGCCTCTATTTTTGGCGCGGAGCAGGTAGGCAAATTGTTCTATCTGGAACAGCCTGCAGTGGATTCTGTGCCGGTATGGGAAACCAGTAAGAGTACGTCGATTGGCGATATTCGCCGTGCAGACAGTAACTACTATCGCGCCGTTACAGCAGGCAAAACAGGCACTTTGCGCCCTTCGCATACAGAAGGCACATCATGGGATGGCTGGGGCGGATCCGGTGATGATGATACTGGCATTGAGTGGGAGTATCTGCACAGTGGTTTTGGCATTGCCCGTATAACTGCTGTAAATGGCACTACTGCAACTGCTGAGGTGATTTCCTATATCCCTTCGCAGGTCGTTGGCGAGGATAATGCCAGCTATAAATGGGCTAAATATGCCTGGAACAGTGTTAACGGTTATCCTGGCACGGTTGTTTATTATCAACAACGTCTTTACTTCGCCGCATCGACAGCGTTCCCTCAGACTATCTGGGCCAGCCGTACTGGGGATTATAAGGATTTTGGCAAAAGCAATCCTACGCAGGATGACGACAGAATTATCTACACCTATGCCGGGCGTCAGGTTAATGAGATCCGCCACCTGATTGATGTCGGTTCGCTGGTGGCACTGACTTCCGGAGGTGAGTACGTCATCACCGGCGACCAGAACAAAGTGTTAACCCCATCATCATTTGCATTCAGCTCTCAGGGATCAAATGGCTCAAGCAACGTCCCACCAATTGCCGTGGCGAATATTGCTCTGTTCGTCCAGGAGAAAGGCAGTGTTGTCCGTGATCTGGCCTACTCATTCGATGTTGACGGCTATCAGGGGAACGACCTGACCATCCTTGCCAATCATCTTTTTCAGAAGCACAGCATTGTTGACTGGTGCTTCTCTATTGTCCCTTACTCCAGCGCCTTCTGCATTCGTGATGACGGTAAATTACTGGTGATGACCTATTTGCGTGATCAGCAGGTTTTTGCATGGGCACCACAATCCAGTACCGGAAAATATGAAAGCACATGCAGTATCAGCGAAGGAAATGAAGATGCGGTGTATTTCGTCGTTAACCGAACCGTTAACGGGCAAACAGTGAGATACATCGAGCGACTGTCCAGCCGTTTATTTACCAGCGATGAAGATGCTTTCTTTGTTGATTCTGGCCTTAGCTATGATGGAAGAAACACGTCTGACAGAACGATGACCATCACTGGTGGTTCTGGCGAATGGGATTACCGCGCGGAATATACAATCAGTGTTTCTGGTGGTGCGTACTTCACCAGTAGTGATGTTGGTGCGCAACTACAGTTCCCTTATACCGGAGCTGATCCTGATACTGGCTATGAAGTGTCAAAAGAATTACGTTGCGACATTATTTCTGTAACCAGCAATACCGCAGTAGTGGTTCGTGCTAACAGGAACGTCCCGCCATCCCTCAGGAATGTGGCCACCACGAACTGGCAGATGGCGCGCCGGACATTTGGAGGCCTGTCTCATCTTGAAGGCCAGACCGTAAACATTCTCTCTGATGCGAACGTGGAACCACAGAAAGTGGTTTCCGGAGGTGCCGTCACGCTGGAATCTCCGGGGACTGTAGTGCACATCGGCCTGCCAATAACTGCTGAATTCGAAACACTGGATATCAACATTAACGGACAGGAAACGCTGCTGGACAAAAAACAGGTGATCCCCTCCGTTACTCTGGTTGTGAATGCCAGTCGCGGCATCTGGGCGACTACGCCCGGCGGTAAATGGTACGAATATCCACAGCGTGAATTCGAGTTCTACGATGATCCTGTTGATGATGCTACCGGAAAAGTAGAAGTGAAACTGGACAGTAACTGGGGTAAAAACGGACGTGTAAAAATCCGTCAGCTTGATCCGTTGCCGCTGTCTGTTCTTGCCGTTATTCCTCGCCTTACTGTTGGGGGATTCTGATGATCAGTGTTCAAATTATTCCCGCAACCGAAGAGCATCTTCAGATGATTTTGCCGGATGTTCGTCAGGCTGATATTGACGAACTGTATGCGGTATCACTGATGACTACCGAAGATGCGCTGCGTGTTGGTCTGCGTACTGCGACTATGGCCTGGTCAGGATTTGCGAACGGAGAACTGGTAACCATGTTTGGCGTATCTCCGGCGTCAATGATCGGTGGCAATGGTACGCCCTGGCTGGTCGGAACCAGCCGTATTGAAAAATATCAGAAGACATTTCTTCGCCACTGCCGCCCTGTATTGCAGCAGATGCTGGCAGTTTATCCGCGCCTGGAAAACTACGTTGACGAGCGAAACCATGTTGCCAAAGCATGGCTGCACTGGCTTGGATTCAGGCTTGAAGAAGCCGCGCCTTATGGTGCTCTTGGTCTTAATTTCCACAGATTTCACATGGAGAGAAAATAATGTGTAACCCAGCCATCGCTTTGGTTGCCGTCACAGTGGCATCCACAGCCGCGTCAATGTACAGCCAGAGCAAGCAGGCAAAATACCAGTCAGCCATAGCTGATCGGAATGCTGAAATTGCTGAAGCTCAGGCACAGGATTCAATCAATCGTGGGAATATTGAAGCAGATCAGCGTCGTCGTGAAATGCGTCAACGCTCAGGCACTGCGGCGGCTACTATGGGGGCTACCGGTGCGGAATTAAGTAGCGGAACATCTCTTGACGTTTTTGCGGATAATGCTCAGTTCGGCACTCTTGATGCGTTAACGACAGTGAATAATGCTCAGCGTGAGGCATATGGGTATCAGGTTCAGGGAATGAATGCTCAGGCACAGGGGGCTGCTGCTCAGTCGGCTGCTAAATCATCGATGACCAGCACTTTGTTAACAGCACCACTAAAAGCATACGGTGCATACCAGATGGGCGGAGGAACGTGGAGCCCATTCTCTCAGAAGGCTGCGCCGATTTCTGCTGCTGTTGGCACTCCAACCGGTCGATAAGGGGATAATAAGATGCCAGTTGTACCAACAACATCGGGCCGTCAGGTTCAGAGCAGAGGGATTTCGACGCAGGGATTCTCATCGTTTCAGACACCAAATGTCGGTGATGTACTTGGCGATGTTGCAGAGCAATATGCAGGTATTATTGCGCAGGCAAAACAGCGTGCGAATGTTGCTATGGCTCAGGATGCTTCTCTTAGCTTAAGCCAGATAAGCAGCGATCTGCTGAATAACCCTGAAACAGGTTTGCTTAACCTGAAAGGGAAAAATGCTATTGGAAAAGGTCAGGAGTATACGCAGCAGTTTGATGCCCAGGTCGAGCAACTGGCTATGTCGCTGCCGGATGAACAGGCTCGTAATGCTTTCATGCAGCAGGCACAGCAGCAGCGCATTCAGTTCACTACGCAGGCCGGGCGGCACGAGATAGGGCAAATTAATGCCTACGAAGAAGGTCAGTTTCAGGCGACGCTGCTGAACAATGGTAAAAATGCCGCAGCATTGTATGGCGACAATGCCGCATACGTATTGGCTAATAAGCAAACTTTCCAGCAAATTGAGGAGTACGGTGCTGCACATGGCTGGAGCGACGAGCAAATACAGGCCAAGAAAATCGAGTTTAAAGAGAAGGTTGCTGATGCAGCATTGTCCCAGTGGTCGGCAAACAATGCGACCGCATTCATCCAAAGTAATGGCGAGTTAAGTGATACTGCTGCTGGAGCTCGCCGTGCTGTAACAGATAGTGGCTCTTCCGAGCGTGTCCGTGGCATACGCAACAATAACCCCGGAAATCTCGAATACAGCAAAACTAATCCGTGGGTAGGCCAGACCGGTGATGATGGTAGATTTGCTAAATTCGAAACACCTGAACACGGGATTCGTGCATTAGGGCGGAACCTGATGTCGTATCAGCGGCAGGGTATTGATACCGTCAGCGAGATAATTAATCGCTGGGCACCGCCTACTGATAAAAATGACACTATGTCGTATATCAAAGCAGTGTGCGAACAACTTGGCGTTTCTGCTGATGAGCCTCTCGATGCATCAAATCCTGATACCCTGAAGGCGCTTTGTGCAGCCATTATCCATCATGAGAACGGTAGCCAGCCATACAGTGATCAGCAGTTAACTGCTGGTGTCAGTGCAGCACTTGGTTTATCAACAATTCCAACCAACACCAAACGCTATACCGGTAATGCAGCATTCGATGCGGCATCTCCTGAGGCTCAGGCAAGTTTTATGCGGCAGGCGGATCAACTGCGTCGGCAGCAGCAGGCTGAATATAAAACGATGATTGACAGCCAGGTTCGCGATGCGACGGCTGCGTATATGCGTGGCGTTGAATTTCCTAACCCACCAGGTGAGGCTGATTTTATTGCAGCTTATGGCGTCAGAGAAGGAAACCTGCGATATACCGAGTTCAGAAATACGCAGATCGCTGGACAGTATATAGGCTCTTTCCGCAACATGCCGACAAGCAGCATTACAGCATATGTTGAGCAATTACGCCCGGATACTGGTGAGACAGGGGAGGGGTATGCGGCACGCGCAGCTCTTTATGACAACGTTGTGTCGGCTGCAAGTCAGGTGATAAAGCAGCGACAGGCTGATCCTGTACAGTTCTCTCTTGCCGCCGGACAGGCAAAGCCTATCGACATGAGCAATAAGGATAACTTTGGACAGAGTGTTGCCTTGCGTGCTGCTCAGGTCAGTGACCTTGCTAAGTCATATGGCACTCCACTGACGTTCTTTTCCAAAGACGAGGCCAATCAGATCGGTGTTTTCTTTCGTGATGCGCCCGTTTCCCAACAGGCAGCATATCTCGATACCATCAGGCAGAGCACTGGTGGTGGGCAGGTGTATATGTCAGCACTACAGCAGATCAGTGCCAACGCTCCATCTGCTGCCGTTGCCGGGATACTGATGGATAAGCCAGGTGGTATTTTGGCAGAAAAAAACTGGTTTAATCCGGATGTTTCCGTGTCTCCTGAAACCGCTGCGCAGACAATTCTTGCTGGCGCGGCGGCTCGTAAAGGTACTGATGACGCGAAAGGTATTCCGATGCCTAAAGATGCTGATCTTCGCCTTGAGTTTTCTGACATGGTGAAGGATGCATTTGCTGGTGATGCTCAGGGGGCATCAATGGCATACGAGATCGCAAAGGACTATTACGCTGGTGTGATGGCGAAAAAAGGCGTGGTATCAGGCGAAATTGACAATGATATCTGGAAACAGGCTGTTAACGTAGCTACAGGTGGCGTGCATGACTATAACGGAATGGGGAATGTTCTTTTGCCGTGGGGAATGTCTGCAGAGCAATTCGATAAGCAGGTTAATCAGGCTTGGAATGAACAAGTTGTTGGCACAGGGATAAAAACACCGCCTGGTCAGTATGGTTTGCAAAGTTACGGCGATAGTCAGTACCTGGTGAAACTTGGTACTGGTTATCTGCTAAAAGATGATGGTTCTCCCGTTGTTCTTGATCTGACACAGAAGCGTCAGAGATTCTCCGGAGATATTCCGCAATGAGTTACTTTGGCCTTAATCCAGTAAACCAGAATCAGCAACTTGACGAAGCAGCATCAAATCCAGCGGGCTTTAACAGCGATGTTGGTTTTTTCGACAATGCTGTAGGAGCGGCATTGTCTGGTTTGTACTCCGGGCTGGTGGCAAAGCCAGATCAGTTGCTATGGGCAGGGATGGATAAAATCGTATCCCAGATTGCTCAGTTTATTAACGAAAACACCTCGCTCAATGATACTTCAGTTTCATACATTGCCGAGCAGAGAAAACTAGCAGAGCAGCAGGTTAAGCGGCTGACGCCTGATGCCGCGACAACCGGAACCGCCGGGCAGGTTCTTTATGGGTTGTTCGATATGGGCGGGCAGGCTGTTGTCGGTACAACGCTCGGTGGTCCTGTCGGAGGTGCAGCGGCGGTAACTTCGCTACAGGGTTTTTCTGAGTTTGAACGGCTGACAGCACAGGGTGTTGATTTCAGGACGGCGCAGGAAGCGGGATTAGTGCAGGGCATTACTGCTGGTGCCGGAACACTGATCCCTATGAGCCTCGGGTTACGTGCTGGTGGTGCGCTGGCGGAAGGTGTGGCGGCTCAGCTTGCGCGGACGGGTGAAAGTTCAGTGCGACGCGCCGCAGCAACAGCAGTACGTGCAACGCCAGATATTGCCTATGCCGCAGGTACAAATATTGCGTTCGGTATGGCACAGCGTGGGCTTACTGCAAAAACGCTTCGTGATGGTGGCTATAGCGAAATGGCTAACCAGTATGATGTGTTGGATCGACAGGCAATTGCTATTGATGCTGTTCTTGGGGTGGCGTTTGGTGGTGTCGGCAGATTTATTAACTCTCGCGGCGAGTCTACAAGCGCACCAAATTTTTCACCAGTTGATATCGATGCTGCACTGGCGGCGAATGCCGCTCATCATGCTGAAATTGATATTGCTCCCGGCGTTCCGATCAACGTGCTTTCGCGTAATTCGCACATTCAGGCTCTGCGAAAAGCCATGTCTGATGTTAGCCAGGGGAGACCTGTAGACGTTGCCAGCATTGTTGAGTCTGCATCTTTCAGTGAAATTCCTGGGCGCAAGAGTCTGCTGTCTCAGGCAGTTAATGAGGCTCTGTCATCTGTAGATGATGGAGTAACGGCGCGCGCTATAGAAAATCGGTTGCTTGAAGAACAGGCCGCGCAGCTTTTGTCGCGTGGCGATAGACAGGTTTACCAGTCTGAAATCGCTAATAGCCAACGAATTATTGAAAATCTCACTGAACAGCGCGCACAAATTCTTGCAGAAGAGCCAACCGGTAGCGGTAAGGCTTTATCTCGTGCTCGATCAGATAAACAGGCCAGACTTCGCGATATTGACCAACGAATCCGGCAGGCACAAGAACGCCTGGAATTTTCTCGTAACGCGTTGGCGCCGCACGAGCCTGGAGGTCAGTTTTTTGAAGCTCGAGCAGAACTGGCACGACGACAGCAGGCAGAAAGTGAACTTAATGCTCAGGCTGTTTCATTCTATAAAACAGCAGAGGTCAGGACGCCAGACGAAGTAGCTCCTTTTGAGCCCGGTAAGATATTGCAACAGACAGAACAAAAAATGATGGCAGATCCGGCAGGAGATATTGATCTGCGTATAGCTGAAGACTCGCTGCTTGAATCTCCGGACATGATAATCACCGTGCTGGATGATGATGGTAATCCACAATCGCGCAGTGCGCGTGAAGTACTGGATGAAGCGAACAGGGAAAGTGAGCAGGCAATACAGGATTCCAGCCTGTTTGATGTCGCTGTGGCGTGTTTCTTGAGAGGTTAAATTAAATGAGACAGGAATGTATACAAGCGGTCCAGCAGGCGGCGCAGCGCACGTTAACGGCGCGAGAAATACAGAACATTGAAGACCGCATTTATCGAAATATGCGCTCCATTGCTCGTGATGACCCGATGTCGTGGAGACAACTTTCCGAATCAGAGCGGCTATATCGTGCAGCACAATTGGCATCTGAAGAATTACAGCGAGAAGCGGCATTAAAGAAACGTCGTGTGGCCCTCACTATAGCCGCACGTCAGAGATTGGATAAATTTATCAATAGCTATCAAGGGGCTGATGGGAAACTTGGCGCTCTTAACCGTACTATTGCTTTTAATGCAGACGGTAAATCGAATTTCCTCTCTGTTGAGTCCAGAACAAAAGCCACTCGTGATTATGCATTGAGTCAATTGCAGGAGGCATTCGAAGCAGTTGATCCTCGCTTTTTTGGTCTGTTTGAAGATGAAGCGGGCGTACGTGACCTGGTATATGAAATGCGAGGGCAAAATACTGGCAATGCTAAAGCAAGAAAAGGTGCTAAGGCGTGGAGAGAAGTGACAGATCTACTGCGCCGCCGGTTTAATGATGCTGGTGGGGACATTGGCTATCTCGAAAACTGGGGGTTCCCTCAACATCATTCTATGGAAAAGGTTGGGGCGGTATCAAAGGATAAGTGGGTTAGCGATGTTATAGGTAAGCTGGATCGCAAATATTATATCCGAGCCGATGGACAACTGATGAACGATGCCGAGTTGTCTGCATTTCTTGGAGAGGCTTATAACACGATCGCTACTGGTGGGCTGAATAAGCTTACTGATACCGGAATGCGAATTTCCGGCGCACGTGCTAACCGTGGTAATGCATCACGACAGATACATTTCAAAGATGCAGATTCCTATCTGCAATATCAGCAACTTTATGGCGATCGCTCTCTATGGGAAATCATGGTCGGTCACCTGGAAGGTATCAGTAAAGATATTGCACTGGTGGAAACATATGGCCCAAACCCCGATCATGTTTTCCGCTCTCTTCTTGATCAGGTGAAGGCAGAAACGGCAACAGCTAACCCGAGTAAAACCGGTAAAGTCGAGCGGCTGGCGAACAACACAGAGAATCTGTACAACTTTATTTCCGGAAAGACACAGCCTGTAGCGAATCCGCACATCGCGCGATGGTCTGACAATATCCGCAACTGGCTGGTTGCCAGCAGACTCGGATCTGCGTTGCTATCATCGTTCTCTGATCTTGGAACCATGTATCTGTCTGCGAAGGTGACCAACCTTCCAATGAACCAGTTATTCCGCAACCAGCTTGAAGCTATGGACCCAACGAACCGTACAGAACTTGCGCGGGCGCGCCGCGCTGGTCTGGCGATGGAATCTCTACTTGGCAGCGTTAACCGCTGGGCGATGGATAATATGGGGCCGTCAGTGTCTCGTTGGGCGGCAACGGCGGTAATGCGTGCCAGTGGGCTTACAGCATGGTCAGATGCGCACAAGCGCGCCTATGGCGTAACCATGATGGGAAGCCTGGGAGAAGTAGTGTCACGGACACCAGACCTTCGTAGCCTCGATGACTCTGATTTTCGTATCCTGAAAAGCAAAGGGATTACTGACACAGACTGGAGCGTATGGAAGCTGGCACAACAGGAGGATTGGGGGGACGGTAATAATACGATGCTGACACCGGAAAGCATTATGCGTATCCCTGATTCAGCAGTTAAACATCTTGGTGAGCCTGAACGCGTGAAATTTGAGGCAATGCGTAAACTGCTCGGTGCCGTAACTGAAGAAGTTGATATGGCTGTTATTACACCGGGAGCACGTGAGCAACTGATAACCGGTTCTGGTATTCAGCGTGGAACATGGAAAGGTGAATTAACGAGAAGTGTTTTCCTGTTTAAATCGTTCCCTATCTCGGTGGTTATGCGTCACTGGTCACGCGCTATGGGTATGCCGTCTGCTGGTGGGCGTGCGGCATATATTGCGACGTTTATTGCCAGTACGACCATTCTTGGCGCTTTGTCGCAGCAACTTAACGACCTTGCGTCTGGTCGTAATCCTCGCGAGATGACAGGAGAAGATGCTGCTAAATTTTGGCTTGGTGCTCTACTGAAAGGTGGTGGTCTTGGCCTTTACGGTGACTTTTTATTGTCAGATCACACTAGGTACGGAAGCGGCGCGCTGGCGTCGATGCTTGGCCCGGTAGCTGGTCTGGTTGATGACGTAGTGAAGATTTCTCAGGGCATACCGTTAAATGCTGTGGAAGGGAAGAATGAGCAGACTGGTGGTGATCTGGTTAAGCTGGGGAAAGGCCTGATGCCTGGTGCGAATCTCTGGTACTTGAAGGCGGCTCTCGATCACATGATCTTTAACCAGATGCAGGAGTATTTTTCACCAGGCTATTTGCGTAAAATGGAGCAACGTTCGAAGAAAGAGTTTAACCAGACATACTGGTGGCGACCTCAGGATGTCACTCCGCAATAAGGATGAGAAATGATTGCTTTTATTCTTGTTGTATTTGTGCTTGTTGCCCTTGGCGTTATGAATCGTAAATGTATCATTGAAGACGGTGAATTTGCTGTAGCAGTTGTTTTGATATTATCTGGTGGAGCAGGGTACATAGGTTTGTCATAGCTTGAGTGTGACATGTCACAGGCCGCTTTCGCGGCCCTTAAATTTACCGGATTTGTTTTCGTAATTGTTCGGCACAATAGTCGAGATGTGTTTGCAGATCCTGCATAGACATCTGTGAGCTGGTGACGTAGTTAATCAGTGCAGTCAGTTCGGCAAGTGGGCCATCGACATTAAATCCATCCTTATCGAGATCCCGGAGTAATTTCATCAAGTGCGATCCCTCCACCAGTGATCTGACGCCTCCCGGCGTGTGAATCCTTTCGGTAAATCCGTCTTCTAGTGGATAGTGATACTGCTGCATCTTATCTTCTCCATGCAAAAACTGTATAAATATACAGTAGCAAATAATTTGTTTGCTATCCAGCATGTTTTGAGAATTACCTGAAAGGTAATATCTGTCCGTATTTATGAGTTATATATCCATATGTGGTTTTTCAGGTAATAGAATAACCTGATATGCGGCGCAACGGGTGCTGCGGCTATCTGGAGATTTAACATGACGGTCTCAACCGAAGTTGACCACAACGAATACACAGGTAACGGCGTTACGACATCATTTCCGTATACTTTCAGGATTTTCCAGAAATCTGATCTGGTAGTACAAGTGGTTGACCTTGACGAAAATATTGCTGTGCTGGATCTTGATACTGATTACACAGTTACCGGTGCTGGAGGATATAACGGCGGTAATGTAATTTTGTCGAAGGCGTTGGCTAACGGTTATCAGATTTCTATATCACGAGATCTTCCTGTTACTCAGGAAACAGACTTGCGCAACCAAGGTAAATTTTTCGCTGAAGTCCATGAAGATGCGTTCGACAAACTGACGATGCTGATACAGCGGGTAAGTAGTTTATTCAGGCTGGCGCTACGTAAGCCCTCGAGTATCGCAAACTGGTATGACGCTCATGGTAACTACATCAGAAACTTGCGTGATCCGATACAGGATCAAGACGCAGCAACTAAAAAGTATGTAGATAGCGTGGGGGAAGGAAATGTCTCTTATGTTGATTCTCTCTTCCGCCGCACACTTCGTGTGCCTGAAAGCTATATAAATCAATTACCAGTAGTGGAAGACAGAAAAAATAAGATGCCTGCTTTCGACAACGAAGGTAATGTAATTGCAATTCTTCCACCATCAGGCTCAGCTTCAGACGTGCTGATTGAGCTTGCAAACCAGGGAGATAAAAAAGTAGGCAGCTCATTTGGTGGGACTGTTTACAGCGATTATCGACCGTATGATTATAAAAAGAAAGGGGATATGTCGGCCGGTGGGGTTGCAAAAACTAAGTTTGATACCTTTTCTTCTGGTGGTTTTTTCTATTCATTCATCGGAACAATACCCACTGGAGGCTATGTGGTTGCTCCTGGAACCATTCCTGATGGTAACTGGAAATGTGTCGGTCTGTTAAATGGATTTGATATCTGTGATGTAAGAAACTGGGTGACAGATTTTTCCGATGCAGATGCTAACACCACAATTCTGCAACTGATGGCTGACTCGCTGGGGGAGGGCGGGACGCTTATATTCCCATCTGGAACGGTAACGGTTTTCAACCTCTTGTGGATTAAAAATCGATTCGTTACTGTCTGCGGCACTGGCACTATCGACGGAACAATTCTAGTTTGTCGTGGGACATACGCTACCAGTAGTGATATCTATATGAATTTCAATTTAACGGGAGTCTCATTCAAAACGTCTCGCAATCTTGATGATGCCATTCAGCTTGCATATGCTAGAGTTGGCTCACTTCAATTCAATGGTGTAACAGGATTCAAAAATGCAATACATGTATTAAGTACGTCAGACCTACCAAGTCCACAAACTTATGGTCAAATGGTAAATAGGTGGACCGTCCATCATTGCAAATATGGAGATGAACTTGAAAGGTTTATAAAGGTTGAGATTAGTTCTGGTATAACCTTCCCAGTAGCAGACTGGATAGTTGACTGCGTTGAGGGGCATTCGACTATTGATCACATTCAATTAAATACCATCGATGGATTTACTCTTGTAAACAGCATTATGTTTTTTCCAGGTTATCAAACCAAAAGCGCCGTTAAACGCTCGCACGTCAGATTCGAGGTTGGAGCTACATGGGTGAATATTAATAATAACAAATTTTTTGAGTCTGGTGGAACTGCTCTTTACCTTAATGGCGTATCAAGATTTAACATTCATGACAATTTATACGCGTTTGGTGCGCAACGGATACCGACACCCCAATTGGTTATAACTGGCTCCCCACTATCAGGAGATTATTTTTCCCAGGGTATTATTCATGATGAGACAATCATTCAACCAGGTGGTGCAGGATTGAGTATCGGTCCAAAAACAGGACGAATGAAGGTACACAGTATCAATGTACAAAGCCCATCAAGTCCGCAATATTATTATGGGTCAACAGTACAGCCTGCACCTGAGGGAATAATTAAGGATGCTGATACTACTGCAATTGAAGTTTATAATAACACTACGAGGGAAGGTGTTAATAATTTAGCAACAGGAAACAATGATGTTATTAAAAATAATGTGATTGATAGAATTACAGGAGGGTTTGGATTATCTGTACAAACAATTATAAAAACTCTTAATATCACATCCGGTACAGTGTCAATCGATGTAGCGCCTTGGGATGCGATAACTGTTACTGTTTCTACATCTTTTGGTTTAACTACTATTAATAACTCCGGTCCAACAAAAATAATCACAATCACAAACACTGGCACATCTTCTTTTAACATTGTGCATAGCGCTTCGTTAAAGCTATCAGGGGCAGTGAATGCTACTATTTCAGTAGGAAGTTCAATCACTATGCGTGTCCAAAATGGAGGGGCAACAACCGAGGTTTCTAGAGCTATAATCTAAATAGAGCGCCGTCAGGCGCTCTTCCAGTTAAAGTGATTTTAATGGGTTTCCATATTTCTTAATATATTCAAACCCTAGTTTTTCTGATGATGAATAATTCAAGTGGTAGCCATCTTTCCTGTATAATAGATCTCCAGATATACTAGCGTGACATTTTCCAGAATTACATAAAACATCATTTGGATCAATAATTGTTATTAATGGAAGTTCTTTTTTAAGTCTGTACTCAACTCGTTTATCTTTATCTTCACCATATCCAAATGTGATTTTATTTAGGTTAACATGATGTAATTTGTCATTACGTAACGTGGCCATTGTTGATGACCCAACACCACTAAATGGTCTAGCGATTATAAATACCTTAGTACCGTTATCAATAAGTGATTTTATATAGGCGGTTCTTAACTGAAACGAATTTTTACTTACTTCTTTTCTTTCTTTATCAAAAACTCTAAATTCTGGGTTTTTTTCAGTATACTGCCCCCAAAAATCAGAAATAATAACAATTTTTTGTGATGATGCAAATTTTGTCCTGTTATCATTATATTTAATTATAGCATTTGCTGCCTCGTCAGATACTGGCTTGGTAATAGACGAAACAAATACACCTGGTATTGTTGGTGTTGAACTCCTTGTGGTATCGTGAATCATCAATCCGGCATCTTTAGCAAGAACATCAACAAAACCAGTATAAGCATTGCCAAAGGAATCACCGAGCAATACGCCGTCAATCTTCTCTTTTTTTACTCCTAAATGACACTCATCAATGTTGCCAACTTTCATTGGCCCTATGCACTGACTGCGGATTATATGAGCGGTATTGCTATCATCAAGCTCGTTTAACAGACCTGAAATTCGTGATCTATAACCATCGTTTGCAACTATTACATATGAAAAAATAAAAACCACCGCAAGTGGCGTTGCATATAATGCAGTATAAGCTACTTTCCATGATTTTAATTTCCTGAATGGTGTTTCTATAAAGTGATAACTGAACGACGCTGCAATTAACGATAAAATAACCAGCATAAAGGCATTGTAAGTAGTAAGTTCAATCCCCCTGTATTTGGCAAGTATAATTATCGGCCAGTGCCATAAATAAAATGAGTAAGAAATCTTACCAATGTATACGATTGGTGGAATTGATAGGAATTTAGAAACAACACCCTTATCAACAACAATAATTAAACATGAGCCAATTACAACAGGTAACGCTAGTATACCAGGAAAAAAACTTGAGTCACTTATATAAAAGGCGCTTAAAAATATTAGCAATGCACCAGTCAATGATAATAATTGGTTGTTATTTGCAATTGAATGAAATGTTCTGAAGTTAATAGCTGTAAGCGCCCCTGCCATCAATTCAAAAAATCTAAAAGGCAACATCATATACGCTAGGTTTTTATCTTGGTATACGTAGTACCATGACAGTGTGATTGACCCCAAAAAAAGTATAGACATTGAAAATGTCTTGATACTTGCCTTGCTGCTTTTATACAGTAAGATAAGTAACGCAGGCCATATTATATAATACTGCTCTTCAACAGCCAGAGACCATGTGTGTAGTAACGGCTCAAATGCAGATGAGTCAAAATAATTTGTATTGGCATAAAAATAAAAATTACTTACGCCCAACATAGACAGAATGGCTGTTTTACTATAAGAAATTAAATCGTCTGGTAGCAAATAGTAACTGCAATAAGCTGATACAACAACAATCATAAAAAATAAAGCAGGTATTAATCGCTTGATCCTGCGAAGATAAAAAGCTCTATATGAAAATAACTCCTCTCTTATCTCCCTATCAATAATAGTTGTAATTAGAAAACCAGATATTACAAAAAATACATCTACGCCTACGAATCCACCGGGTATTTTAAATCCAGCATGGTATAAAACAACCAGTAGAACTGCGATAGCGCGAAGCCCATCAATGTCTGCTCTATATTTTAACATTTCCATTATCAACTGTTTTATTAATACTTCCTTTATCATATCACCACTAAGGTAATTTTGATAAGAGCAATTCGAAGTAAGCTTAACCATATATGGTTTGTTGTGTATGATGGACTCACCAACTAAGGGGGTTCTTTATGCACAGTAAACGGTGGTCATTATGTCAGTCGGGATAACCAGTGAGTCTTTAAATCAGTGGCTTAGCATGGGTTCTCTGGCTGCTGTTATTGCTGGAGTTCCACCGGAGGTGGCGCTCGGTGCTTTGGCTGGTGCGGTAATTTTTGTTACCTCTGCTGTCGAATACCCGATCCGCCGCCGGGTTCTCCTGTCGATGCTCAGCTTTCTTTGCGGCCTTCTTTTTTACAAACCAGCGTCATCAATTCTTATCGGCATAGCAAGCCTTATTCCTACCATCACGCAGGACTCTTTCGAGAAAGGGATTGTTTTCTCTGCTGGCGCATTCGTGTCAGCAATCGTCGCAGTGCGAATTGGCATCTGGCTCTATCACCGTTCCGATAATCCACGCGAGTTAATTCCGGGGAGAAAAGACAATGGTAACTCATGAGCTTTTTTTGCTTATCACCAATGCAGTCATTTGTACTGGCATAGCAATTCGCGTTGTCACATTCCGGCGTAACGGATCTCAACATCGAAGATGGGGGGGGTGGCTTGCTTATTTCCTGATTGTTGCTGCGGCCAGTATTCCTGTTCGTATCGTCTATGCAATCTGGTTACGCACACCAATGGTTGTGGATTTATCTGAGGTCATTATCAACGCAGTCATGCTTGCTGCGGTTATTAAAACGCGCGGTAACGTCGTTCAGATTTTCAAAATAACGAGGTCTAAACATGGAGATTAAACAATTCCAGCGAGCTGCTGGTATTAGCGAGGCGCTGTCCGCGCGCTGGTTCTCGTATATAACTTCTGCGATGAAAGAGTTTGGTATCAGCAAACCCGAAGATCAGGCAATGTTTATTGCTCAGGTCGGGCATGAGTCTGGTGGCTTCACCAGGTTGCAGGAGAATTTCAACTACAGTGTCAGCGGACTTGCTAACTTCGTTCGGGCTGGGCGTCTCACTCAGGGGCAGGCTAATGCACTGGGTCGCCGTGCTGGTGAACCACCATTGCCACTCGAGCGCCAGCGCGCGATCGCAAATCTGGTGTACAGCAAACGCATGGGTAACAATACCCCAGGCGATGGCTGGAATTACCGTGGGCGCGGGCTTATCCAGATTACCGGTTTGAATAACTATCGTGACTGTGGAAACGGTCTGAAAGTTGACCTGCTGGAGAGTCCAGAACTGCTGGCGCAGGATGAATATGCGGCTCGTAGTGCGGCGTGGTTTTTTGCCAGCAAAGGCTGCATGAAGTATACCGGTGATATTGCACGTGTAACTCTGATTATCAATGGTGGCCGGAACGGCATTGACGACCGGCGCGCGCGGTACATCACAGCCAGTAAGGTGCTTTTATGATCTGGGTATTCGTGAAAGCGTACTGGAAACAGTTACTTATTGTCGTGATGCTTGCTGCTCTTGTAATAGGTTCCCGTGTCGCATGGGTGCAGCATGGCGATGCGCGGTACGAAGCTGGGTATGCGCAGGCGAAGGAAGATCAGAAACAGGCTGATGATAAGTTCAGGTCACAGCGTGAGCAGGAGAAAACACAAATTGAACGTGAAGCACAATCCCGTATCGATGCGGCGCTTGCTGATGCTGAGTATGCTAATACCGCTGCTGACAGCATGCGCGCCGAGCTTGACAAAACCAGGCGGCTCGCCGAACACTATACCGGATCTTTCCCCCCTGGCACGCCAGCCAGCAAGGTCATCAGTGTGCTCGCCGACATGCTTGAAGAAAGCAACCGAGTTTACAACGCAACAGCAGCTGAGGCTGAAAAGTATCGTATCGCAGGGGAATTCTGCGAGCAGCAATACGATTCACTGAAGAAGCAAAAATCGTGGCACTGATTTCCGGTGACGGTATATAAAACGGTACGGGAAAAGTTGAGGTTTGTAAAAGTGTTATCACTCAATTGGTTATGGTTGTCGTAAATAATTGAGTGGGAATGATTTGACCCTGCACTATGAATGAACAAAACCCTCTGTTACTACAGAGGGTTTTTTATCTTCAAGAATCATAGGCTTGAAGTTACTAACATCGATTAATTAAACCAGCTGTCCGATTTGTTCTCTTCTGCTTTGCCCACGCTTTTCATCAGATCGCGACCGCCTTCAGTCATATTTCTGTTGGCGTCAGCTTCAGATTGCACCACATCGGTTTGCGCAGCTTTGTGCTTCAGTTCCTGATCGATAAATTCGTTTTCGCGCTTAACGCGGGCTTCTTCTTTCGCCAGCGCCAGTTTTTGTTTCTGAATCTCTAAGCTGCGTAGCTCATCTTCATAACTTTGATCGCGTTTTTTGTCCGCAGTGGCTTCGGCGTCCAGTTTATCCTGACGAGCTTTCTTATTTGCCGCTCTTTTATTAGCGGCGGCCTGGGCATTTGCGCGACGTTGCTTCTCTTGCTGGATTTCCCTGTTGCGCTCCGCGACCCATTCGTCATGCTGCCTTTGCTCTTCATTTTTACCTTGCTGTTCCGCTTCTGCGACAGCAGAGAGTTGATCCTGCAATGATGAGGCGATAGCCGGATAGCTTAAGGAGGCTAAGATGGCGCAAAGAAAAACTTTCTTCATGACTCCTCCTGATTATTAGCTCTTTTCAGGACATTTGGTATTTGGCTGAATACGCGTTTCGTTATACGTCGTGGTAATAACAACGGCTAAACCTGTCGTAAACTGGCACTCTTTACCCACCTGGGTGGAGGTATACACTTTGGTGCCTTCCTTATACGTTAGAGAAACACCTTCCACTAAGGTTTTATCATTCACCATAGAACCTGCTGCCGCGCCAACAGCTCCGCCGCCAACTGCACCTGCCGTCGTTCCGGAATTGCTGCCAGACCCCACGTTGTGGCCGATTACACCGCCAGCGACTGCACCAATAAGCGCGCCGAAGGCTTGTGCGTTTCGTTTATTTTGGGAGTTGTCTACGACAACTTTTGCGGGAAGAATGGAAATAATATTAACGGTTTTAGTTTCTTGTTTGGTATTCAGTTGATCGGTTTGATAAACATCGGCGGCATGATCATCAGCATTTGACTGGCATCCTGCCAGAGTGAATGACGCTAACATTGCCACAGGCAGAAGACATTTTTTAAATTTCAT